CCACAGGTACGTGAACGTGGCCTCAGCCTGGTCAATCGGAGCCGCCGAAGCGTTCACGGCATACACCGTGACCGTGTTCGCCCCGGTGACAGCCGCACCAGCGAACGCAAGCCCCGTCGTAAGGGCCGGAGGGTTGACCACGATCACGTCGCCAACTGCCGCCCCAGTCACCGTGAAGGTGCCCGAACCAGTCTCGCCGTTCGTGATCGACGCAAGGTCAACTGACCCCGTGCCCTTCGTGACCTTCTTGATGACCGTGCCACCGCCGACCGCAAGCGTGCCGACCGTAGCGTCACCCGTCACCGAAGCATCATCGCCAACAACAAGGTCATCGGAGATGGTGATGTCCTGAGCGTCGATGTGCAGAGCACCGACGAGAGCCTTACCTCGGGTAAGACGGTTCATGATGGCCTCCTATCAGGCAACGCAAGCGGAGAAGAAGTACCCAAGGTCAGTGGCGACCACCTTGAAATCCCACGCCATCTGAGCCTCGATGCGGTCCGCACGAAGCTCCGGCATACGGAACCGGGTGATACCCACGTTCTGACCCATGCCGTCCGACACGCCTCGCCACACGAACTGGTAGCCAGCCGTGGGGGTGAGAAGGCCGGGCGACGGAGCGACGTAGTACAGAGCAGCGTTCTTGCCAGCAATCGTGGCGAAGCTGTCCGCCGCACCTTCCGCACCCGTGTTCTTGATCGCACGGGAGACAAGGATGCGGTCCACGCCGAACAGACGGGCAAGGATGCCCTCAGCCGGGACCTCGGACGACGTGTACTTGATGCGGTCCACGATGTCCGGGTGGTGCCGAAGCTGACGGAACACGTCATAGCCCATGACCAGCGTGTTCGGCATGAGGCCGGTGCTGGTAAGGATCGTGGACTTAGCGTTCTCGATGTCCGTGATCGGGTCCGACGAGGTGTAGTTCGACCACTGCGTGAAGTCCACGCCACCGGTCTTGTCAGTCGCCCAGACGCCGGTCGTGAAGTACGTCGAAGTCCAGTCAAGCTCCTGGCGGAGAAGCATCCGCTGGGTCACGAACACCGTCGCGTCCCGGTCAGGGTTGATCGGGGAGTCAGCGTTCGCACGGACCTGATCGTCAACGTCCTTGTGGAAAGCCCACACGTCGGTCGAGTAGGTGTCAGTGGCAAGCGTGTAACCCGAACCAGCGGACTCGGTACCCGGCGCACGAAGCTGCGCTTCGTCACGGAACCAAACCCCCTTGTCGTACTTGTAGTACTTGTCGGACGACTTCTCGACCGGCAGGCTCGGGAACACCCGGTTGGCGATGTAAACGCCAGCTTCCTGCATGTAGGCGACTCTGATGTTCGTCAGGATCGCATCAACATGGACATCGGATGAAGTGGGCTGAGGCATGTCTTACTCCTACTCAGGCTGCCCGGTGCGGGTTAGCACAGTTGACAAGGGCGGTGCCGATGACAGCGGCAGCGCCGGTCTCGGTAAGCATCTGGCCGACCACGTACTCCGTGGTGTCAGTGCCAGGGGTCTTAGCGTCGGCCTGGCCGTCCGCCGAGGTACCGATGAGGGTGCCCTCGGTGAGAGCCGCATCCGACGAAATCTTCGTGACACCAATCACGACGATCTCGCACGTCTGACCAGCAGCAGTCGGCTTGTTCTGAAGAACGCCGACCGGTCGGTCAGTCGCCCCAGTGCAAGCCGCAGCGTCGCCGCTGGAGTCAACCTTCACGAAGTGGTACTGCTTGGCCGAAAGGTCCGCAGCAGCCTTCAACGTGATCTTCAGTGGCTGAGAAGCTTCGTAAGCCATGTTCAGTTACCTCGCAGGTAGTTGTTGTAGAGCGACGGGTCAAGCTCGACCGCCTTGGCGATTGCCTGCTCCTTGGTCAGATCGGGGAACTGGGCCTGAATCCGGCCAGCAGCCTTGGCAATCTCATCCCCACCAAGGTCCGTGTGCGACTTGCCGACCTCCTCGAACAGCCCGCTCTCAGCAAGAGCAGTGTTCGCAGCGTGGAGGACACCAAGCAGCGTCTCGAAGGCCGAACCATCAAGGGACTCAGCCGCCGACTTGAGGATCGGGCCGAACCGCTCCGGGTCAACCGGGAGGTAGTCAAACTCGGCCGCCTTGGAAACGAACTCACGCTCAAGGCGATGATTCCGCTCCGCCTTGGCAACACGCTCGGCCGTCGCGGCACGCTCCTCGGCGCTCTTGACGATCTCGACCAGACGAGGGTCAGCCGACTTGAAGATGGTCTCAAGGTCATCCGTCTGCGCCGGGCGCTCGTCAAACTTGCCGATGAGATCACTCATCTCGGCGTTCGCCGCTTCAAGGGCCTCGATGTACTCATAGACCTCGGCAGGAAGGGCAACGGTGTCGTCGTCCTTCTTCATCTTGCCGTGGCCCTTACCGTGCATCCCCTTCATGTAGGGATCTTCGTCATCCTCCTCCTCGGACATTTCATCTTCTTCCATGTCCATGTCGGGGATGGGCTTCGTCTTGCTCGCCATGTTCTTTACAAGCTCCTGAGTGTCGGACTTGAACAGGACGACCTTCGACAACTGGTTCGCCGGACGGGTCACGAGACTGATCTCGTCAAACTCCATGTCGGAAAGCCGAT